GATAGCCAATTTCAATCTTCTGAGAGCTAACTTGCGACTCAAAGTCGTCATAAACGGGAACGGTTTTATGTATGGGCGAGCTATATTTGCCTATCAACCATTCCAAGTCTATGATGATTTGTCAACTCACACGGGACTTATCACTGGTGATCTTGTTCAAACCTCCCAGCTACCACATGTTTTCTTGGATCCAACCACTTCCACTGGTGGGGACTTGAAGCTGCCTATGTTCCACTATAATAACTATATAGAGATTCCTACATCTCAGTGGAATGAACTGGGCAGAGTTTACATTAGAACCTTGAATTCTTTGGAACATGCGAACGGTGCCTCTGATCAGGTTACAATTAGTGTGTTTGCGTGGTCTGAGGATGTACGTTTGTCTATCCCGACTTCGGTTGACCCAGATACATTGTCACCTCAGAGTGGCTTTGAATCTCAGATGGGAGAAATCGATGAAGCCAATAAAACCGGAGTGGTGAGTGGCCCGGCGACAGCAGTGGCAAAGTGGACTAGTTTCCTCATGAAAGTACCTTATATAGGGCCATTTGCGACTGCCACGAATATTGCAGCAACTGCTACTGCCAATGTGGCGCGGATCTTTGGATATTCACGACCACCTGTCACGAAGTCGCCTGAACCGTACAAGCCTACTTGTGCTTCATCATTTGCATTGACTAATGTGCCAGATACTGCTCAGAAGTTGACTGTAGATGATAAACAAGAATTGACTATTGATCCCAGAATTGCGGGCCTCGGAGGTGGCGATCCCATGAATATTCGCGAAATAGCCAAGAGAGAATCTTTCTTGACCAAGTTTTCGTGGAATATTGGAACTGCAACCGAGACTTTGTTGTGGAATGCTAGGGTTGACCCTGTGACTTGGGATACAGACACCACAGGTTTGGATACTTCGTACCATTTTCCAGCTTGTGCTTTCGCAGCTTTGCCATTTCAATATTGGACTGGATCTATGCGATTTCGATTTCAGATTGTGTGTTCAACTTTTCACAAGGGTCGTTTGAAGATTGTATACGATCCCAATTTCTTGGATGGTACGGAATATAATATCAATTATTTGCGTATTGTAGATATCGCAGATGAAACTGATTTCACGATTGAAGTTGGCAATGGACAACCTCGTACTCTCTTGGACCACCATTTACCTGGTGTCGATAGCGTTACACAGATGTACAGTTCTACCGCCTATACTGCTAAGGAAGCCGGTAACGGTGTTATTGGAGTGTACGTGGTGAATGAACTTACAACACCAAATAGTACTGTAACGAGTGACATTGAGGTGAATGTGTTTGTGAGTATGGGAGACGATTTTGAAGTATTCGTTCCCGATCCCTATTTTCAGCAATTCACTTTTTCGCCCTTCTTGCCCGTTGGTGGTGATCCAATTGATCCACCACTGCCTTCGCAGAGTGGCTTTGAAAGTCAATCTGGTGAAATTGTTCCCGAATCGCAAAATACTATGGAAGCTGGTGCTCCCGTTCAAGATAGTGCAGACATTGTAGGTCCTGGGTTGAGCTCTGATTCGAATGTGAATCTGGTTTACACTGGTGAAGCGATTGCGTCGTTTCGTACGTTATTGAAACGATACAATTTTTGGTATGTTATGCCTGTCAACTCAACGGGCCGACGAACAGTAACAGGTCGGCTACCACAGTTTCCATTTTTACGTGGTACGGTACCAGATGCTGTTGGATTGAACCAGGCAATTCCCTACAATGTTTGTAACACAGTCTTGTTGCATTGGGTTCGAAATGCCTTCCAAGGTATGCGAGGTTCTATTCGTTATAAGTTCGTACCTAATAGCGACAACGATCCTGCAAATTCTTATGCGGTCGAGCGAGCTCCATATTATGAAACCAGTACAACATATGCTTTTGATACTATCAATACTGAAGCGTCGGCCGATCCTGATACTATGCGTTTAATAGCATTATATCAGACTCCCACATTGGGTTTTCCTGATCAAACGTGTCGGCTCTCTGGAACTTCTGGAATGGCTTTAACTACTGGACATGTTAATAATGTTCTGGAAGCTGAAGTACCATTTTACATGCCCATCAGATTCTCGCCAGGTAAACCTGCGAGTTATACTGGATCCATGGGTAAGCAGCCTCCAGGGTTTGATTATCGTTTCGTGATGGTTAATGACCAATCATCGAGCTCAATTGATACGTATGTGGCGAGTGGAGAAGATTTTCAAGTTTATTTCTTCACAGGCTTGCCTCGTATGTATTACGAACCCATCCCGTAAGGGGTGAAGCATGGACATGCTTAAATGTCCGAGATAGAAACTCTAAACTCGTAAAGCAATAGAAATATGTGCTTACTACTCTGTGACCGAGTAGGTGCTGATGAAAATCAGTGAACTGGTCGCGCCGAATTAATTTTGTACTCAAAATTTTTCCCTGGCGCTGCCAGGTTTTTATGGGTTACAACTTTATATAGCGCGATCCAGCTGGCAATAGCCAGTGGGAGAGGTGTACGTTTTGTACAAGACCTCTCCCCGT